AACTTCAAACTGAAGGCAAAGAACGTTGCCGGTTATCGTAACTATGATTCTTCGGAGTTTGCCCGTCAGGATGCACTTCTGGAAGATGATGATGCTATGGAAGCAATCTGGAAGAAAGAGTATTCTCTCGAAGAGTTTGTTGCTCCTGACCAGTTCAAGTCTTATGATGATCTGAAGAAGCGTCTTGATTATGTTCTCGGTATCAAAGGAACGACTAAGTTCCAAGACCAAGAATCCGTTCAGGAAGAAGAAGAGTTCCGTCAACAGAATCGTGCAGAATCAAATCCTGTCCCTCAGTCAATGAAGGAAGAACTTGATAGTCTGTCACCTACCAAGACTGATGACGATGATGATACACTTTCATACTTTGCCGCACTCGCAGCAGACTAAGTAAGATGGGGAGGGAAACCTCCCCTTTTTTTATGGATTTGTAACTCTAGTATTTTCTGTTCTGATTAGATTTTCATTGACATATTCTGATGAACGATCATAAATCATAATTTCTCTCATATCATTCAAGAACTGTTGCAAATATGATGGTTTCAGTAAGTAAATAGAAGACTTTTTATCATTCTCTCTTACTTCGTACTCATAGTTATTAACATTAATCACAGGATTTGTGTTTGTTATTGGATTACTAGGATTTGGGATAGTAAAATTCTCATCAACAATCTTACCGGCAGGAAGAATTAGTCTTCCCTGTGCGTCTTTTACTTCTATAGTTTCATAATGATGCACGGATGATAATCCAGTAATACCATACTTATTTTCTGCATACTTATAAAGATCACGATTTGGCAAAGGCCATTGATCTCTGACTCTTGTAATGTTTGCCGTCATTAAAACGACCCAATCAAGTTCTGCACTTCCATAAAGTTCTTCTGCAACTGTATCAGGTCTTGCACCATCTACAATTTCATACTTATTAAAGATGGTGAATACATTTTGTAAGTCATCACGCAATTTATTTCTTCTGAATAAATTCTTGACTCTCAAATAATTTTGAGAAGAATTGCTATCTGAAAGAAAAGATTGATAATCAACCTCTGGTAGTTCTCTGAAATATCCCATTTTAGTATCCTACTCCTGATAAATTGTCATCATAATCAATATTATAAACGGGTTCAATTTCTTTGAAACTTAAATCCATTATCATAGAAACTGGTGTTCCATCTCCATAAGTAGAATATACTCCATCAGCAGTATAATTTACACTGATATTTTCTAGGAAACATTGTTTGAATTTATTTAAAAACTGATGCTCCTCGACTCCCTGTCGATACCTCAATTCAAAAACATTTGGAGTCTTTAGAAATGTTGAATTAATTGTATCTCCTGCAGATGATACTTTTGGTGCCATGCTCTGCTTAAGACACCTTATAATTTTTTTTATTTGCCCTGCTTCTGTATCGTTTCTTGGTGTCATTTTAAATGAGAATCTAAAAGATCTCAAAGTCGGTCCATTAAATAAGAGTTCCATATTTGGATTTAAGATCTCACCAGTTGTTCTTGCAAGTAGTTGATCTGGTGTAATATTAGCACCAAGAAGTCCTGCTGCCTGAGCTGCTAGTTGTCTGGTAGCGAATCCTTGAAGACCTTTCAATCCTCCAGCCGCATTTCCAATATCTGCAATTGCCCTACTTCCGGTCGCTCCTGCTGCTGCAAGCGCAGCTGTGATGCCTCCTCCATCACTTCCACCAAGTGCCCCACCAGTATTAGTCATCAGATCAGCAATTCCACCAATAGCAGCACCGGCAATACTATTCAGTTCCGAAGAACCATACCTGGCAGCATTAGTATCAGAAATATTTGATGGAATAGGAAGTAATATTGTTTTAGATTTATTCTTTCCCTTATTTCTTCTGCTTCCTGGACTAGATACGATGTTATTATTATCTGGATTTTTTATCGGCACATAATCAACAACATCTATCTGCAGATAGTCAGTCTGCTCCGTTAACATAGTATATGGATAACGATATGATTCTATGGTTGACATCTATCTTTTTCTAACTATTTAGATTGAATTTTGGTAAAAGGGAGTTCTATCACATCAGATATCTCTTCTGGATAGATTTCATACAACTGTCCGACTATCTGATTGTAATCATATTGCCTTTTATCCTCCCAGTGAAAGTTAATTCCACGGAATCCCCAAGAGAAAACATCAGTTACTGCAACTAATGGAAATTCATCATATTGCATGTTTAAAGTTTTAGCACGATAAACAAAAGTATAATATTTACCGGCAGTAGGAATTATTCCACTTTCATTTAAGACTTCCATAAGATTTTCCATAATATCATCAGCAGTTTCTACACCAATAAAATTATCAATTACACTACGTACACGATTTTCACTATCATCTGTTGGATTTTTTCTTTGTCGGAGTGTCTTTCTTGGCATTACTTGATACCGAGTTCGTTTTCTGTAAGGACTTTAAACTCATAACCATGATCTAAACACCATTCTTTGGCGGCATTCCATTTTGCCTGATTTTTAGCATACTCAACGACTTCATAGATATAACCTTTCGTCTTTCTTTGTTTGACTTTAGGTTCGATACACTGTTTAAATGGTTTAATTTCAATAATCATCTTTTTGATCATACCATTTGATTCTTTGACTTTAATATAAAAGTCTGGAAAGTATCTGTGATATCTGTTATCAATGGGTGAACGATAGGGAACAATAACTTCTTCACTTCCCCATTCCAAAATATTCTGGTTATTGTCACAATAAACCATAAATTTTCTTTCCCATAAGGAACGATACACAATGTTATTGGGATCACCCCTATACTTTTTAGGATAAGATGGTTTATATTTTCCCTTATATGACATCTAAATAACTAATAATAAAAGACCATACAAGGTATTTAGAGTGGGAATACAAAGATTTAGTAGAAATCCTAGAAGTAATGATGGTGTTGTAGATCCATTGCAACTATTCGGCAATTTAGCGCAAACTAGTTATTATCAAGTAGATTTTTCATCACTCACTACTTTTTCTACGACTAATGGAGACTTAACTCTATTGAAGTTTTTGGAAGATCGTGGAATAGATAAAGATTTTATTTCTAAAAGTTCTGGTCTTCTTTGTTCTGAAGCATCACTACCCGCAACAAGTCTTGCCACTGGTGAAGTTAAAGATAACTTTATGGGAATATCACAAGAATTTGCACATACGAGATTATACACTGACTTTGATTTTACTTTTTATATTGATAGTGATTATAAGAATTTAAAGTTTTTTGAATCGTGGATTGAATATATTAGTGGTGGGAATATGAAGGATCTGCCTGTTCCCACACAATCAAATTATTATCGTAGAATGAGATATCCAGATTCATATAAATGTCAGACTATAACAATCACTAAGTTTGAAAGAAACTTAAATTCTGGAAATACTTTGAAATATTCTTTCATTAATGCTTTTCCAAAAACAATCAGTGCAGTTCCTGTTTCATATGGAAATTCTGATATACTAAAAGTAAACGTAAGTTTCAATTATGATCGATATGTAGTGAACGCAACATCTGGATTCTCGAAAGCGGAACAGGGCGAATTCAAAGATGCTGTACAGCAATCCGCAGAATTGCAGCAGAGATTTGATTCTAGAGAACAGTCTTTGGCACCAGCTCAAACATTGAGAGATAATACTGGCAATAGAGATCCAAATGGAGGTGACCCTCCTGCACCTACACCACCAAAACCAAAACCTCCAGCACCAAAGACTACCACATATAAGTATGATACTACAAAACCCGTTCCAGCCAATATGTATGGATTAAAATCTGGAGAAGAAGTATCTTTTCAATCTAGAACGGGACAAACATTTTTTGCCAGAAATACTAATGGTAATATGCAAATTTTACAAAAAGGATTCAATGCCTTTGGTATTGACAATAGAGAAATAATAGTGGACATGGCAAGATTTAAAGACTCCAAGGGCAATCTTGCTAATAATCACTGGCTTTTTGAAGATCTTTATAATGCAGCTCAGTACTCTATTAAGTAGGAAACACTACTAATGTTTGTAGGATCTGTAAGAGATAAAATAACCCCTCTAAATAAAAATAACTGACTTGTATTACACATACTATGCCTTTACCTAAAATTAGTACACCAACATATGAATTGACTTTACCTTCGACTGGAAAGAAGATTAAATATAGACCTTTCCTTGTGCGAGAAGAAAAGATTCTAATTATGGCAATGGAATCTGAAAATATGAAAGATATTACCAGTTCTATTGTTCAAATTCTTTCAGATTGTATTCTTACTGAAAATGTAAAAGTAGAGTCTCTTGCAACTTTTGATATTGAGTACTTGTTTCTAAATGTAAGAGCAAGATCTGTTGGAGAAACTGTTGATGTAAATGTTGTTTGTCCTGATGATGAAGAAACTCAAGTTGAAGTATCAATTGATATCGACTCAATTAGAATACAAAAAACTAGAGGACATAAAAATATTATCAAGTTGGATGATAGTCTCTCTATGAAACTTCGTTATCCTGCATTGGATCAGTTTGTTGAGAATAATTTTGAAGCTGCAGATGCTGGGAGTGGAGTTGGAGAATCACTTGCTATGATTACATCATGTATTGATATGATCTATAATGAAGAAGAAAGTTGGGAAGCATCTGATTATTCTAAAGATGAACTTGATGAATTTGTTGAGCAGATGAATACAAAACAATTCAAGCAAATTGAAAAGTTTTTCACTACAATGCCAAAACTTTCTCATACGATCAAAGTCAGAAATCCAAATACAAAAGTGGAATCTGAGGTAATCCTTGAAGGGTTAGCTAGTTTTTTCAGTTAGGTATGACTCATACTAATCTTGAGTCATACTATAAGATTAATTTTGCCTTGATGCAACATCATAAATATTCATTAACAGAGATAGAAAATATGATTCCTTGGGAGAGAGAAGTTTATGTTTCACTCCTCCAACAATACATTGAGGAAGAAAATCTAAAGGCACAACAAAGTGGTTGATACCGACGTAGCAAATCCTAAATTAAATATTTCCAACATCAAGAGTCCGCTCTCTGGTGGTGGAACTGAATTGGGTAAAGTTGGTCAAGGTGGAACTTCTAAAATTGGAACTCTTGCGAAGATTGTAAGAAAGAATAGGATATCAATAAATTCTATTGAAAAATCTCAAAAGGTTCAAGACGAAAAAATAACAAGAATAAAGAATATAATAAAAACCAAACAACAAAATGTAGGTAAGAAATTGCCTGGAAGTACTGATGATAATATACAAAAATCACTAACAGAAACAAATCAAATTCTTGTGAAGATTCAAGAAGAATTGATGAGATCCTCTTCATTGAGATCTAGAGAACAGAGAGGACAATCTGATAGATTAAAAAGGGGACAATCCAAGGCAAAACTTACAAAAGAAGAAAGTCAATTAGAAAAGTCATCAAGAAGAATTAAAAAATCTGTAGGAGAAAGGGCAGATCAAGCCATGCAACCAGTTAAAGGAATGTTTGGCCGTATTATGGACTTCATTGGCACTCTCGTTCTGGGCATTGCTGCAAATGCAATATTTGAATGGTTGAAGGATCCAGAAAATATGGAAAAAGTAAAAGGATGGTTTAGTTGGATTAAGGATAATTGGGGTTGGGCAGTTGCTGCAATTGGTGCCATTGCAATATTACCTCTTGTTGGAGCTATTGCTGGAATCATAGGTCCATTGGCAATGATGCTGCCACTCTTTGGTGCCGCAGTTCCTTTTCTTGCAAAGGCATTATTAATTGCAGGTGCAGCAGTTCTTGCATGGAAGGCATTAGAAGCAGGTTTTAATGCAATCAGAAATCAAGTAAATGGTGGATCAGAATTTAGTGCGGCACATGATGTTCTGGATAAACAATTAAAAGATGCCGGTCTTGATAACGACGGGAAGAAAAGAAGTAAGGGTGCTGCTTGGGATTTCTTGGGATGGGCAGGAACTAGAAAAGAACAAAATATGTCAGATGAGCAACAAAAAATTTCTGCAGATGTTTTGGCAAAGAGAAAGCAACTCAATGATATGAGAAATAATATGAGAGAAGATATTCGTAGTAAGCATAGTGATATGGATAAAGGTTCTGGATTAGGAGCAATGTCCTCACAAGGGGATGTTAGTAAGCACAATAAAAGTAAATCAGAGGCAGAGAAGGAAATCCGAGCAGATTATTCGGAAAGAATTACTGGACTAGTTCCAATGGAAATAAATCCAGTTGAAGCAAGAGCAATGGGTGGTCCTGTAGGACCCGGAGGGACATACTTGGTTGGAGAGGAGGGTCCGGAATTAGTAAAATTTGGTGAGAAAGGTACAGTGATCAATAATACAGAGACTAATAAAGTTTTTCAAACAATTTCATCTAGAAAAAAAGGTCGTGGTGGAATTAATATGGTCAATTTAGCACCAATAACTAATCAATTGCCTCCACCAGAATTGCCTGCTATGAGTGGTCAAGCAACAGAAGTTCCTAATATTTCTAGTGTGAATATGTCAGATCCATATAGAAATTCTGTTACTGGAAATATACTTGGAATAACGGTATAGCACTATGGCAGCACCTTTATTAGCAGCAATTCCAGCAATACTTGGAAAAATAGCAGTAGTCGGAGCAAAAGCAGGAGCAATAGCAGGAAAAGGTATTGCGGTTGCCGGTAAAGGGTTGGCAAAAGGTGCTGTATCTACAGGGAGAGTAGCAGGGAGAACATTATCGACTGGAGCTAGATCAGTTGCCAGAAGTGCTCCAAAAAAACTTACAGTAAAAAAGGTAAAATCTTTTACAAAAAATAAGACGAAAGACAAGGTAAAAGGAAAATTATCTAAAAAATCACAAATTTTATTTTCTGAAGGTGATCAACAAGAAAAAAAATTAAAAACCAGTATGATGGATGGAGGAGTCTCTTCGACTCAAGTCGCTTCGACTCCTGCAGGAACTGCAGATTCAATCAAGATTAAACCAGCATCAGATTCAAAATCTCAAGTAGAACAATTAAAGATAAATGTAACTAATATCCATAGTTTTCTTGTTAAATCAAATAAGCAGTATAAAAAACAAGAAGCAGATACGAGAAGAAATGATAAAGTTCAAAAGAGTAAGTCAAAATTAGGAGGAGAAGAAAAAAGACTAGAAAAAGGATCATCACCACTAGGAAAGTCTATGTCTAATATAAAAGACGCAGTTTCTTCTACTGGAAGTATATTTGAACGTATAATGAATTTTGTTGGACTTTTGCTATTAGGGATAGCAGTTAATGCTCTCCCGGCAATTATAGAAAAAGTTAAGGAAATTGTTGATAATATTGTGAACTTCCTTACACCAATTCAAAGTGGATTTAAGGTCATTATGTCCTTCTTTACTGGTGATATTAATGAAGATGAACTCAATGTTGATAAAAAAAGATTTGATGATGGTATTCAGAAAATAACTGGAAAGGATGGTCTTTTTGATCAAATAAAGAAAAAAATGGGTCCTTTTGGATTTTTGATTGATCTTCTCAGACCTGCTATTGATAAAATTAGAGAAGCTTTAGGTCTTAAGAATGCAGCACAAAAAATTACTCTTGCTAAGAAGGGAGGTAAAGAGGGATTTGTAGATGTAGAAACGGGTAAATTTACAGAAAAGCAATTTACTAGTGAGGAACGAGAGAGGTATGAAAAAAATAAAAATAAATCTAATAATGAATCAGATTCTACAGGAGGACAAACTTCAGAAGGAAAATCGACTCCAGTTTTAACAAAAGTAACAAATTTGAATTATGGATTAGTAAATCCTACTCCCAATACGAATATTTTAAATAATAAAGGGGGATATGCAGCAGACACTGGTTTAGATATTATAGGAAAAGTGGGTGATCCTATTGTTTCTCCTGTTGATGGAATTTTGGAATATGCAGAAAGAGGTCATACTACACAAATGGGACAAGATTCTGATCCAACTAAACCTGGAATACAAGATCAACTCAGTTTTAGAATTCGTTTAAATAAACCATTCACATTTGAAGGTAAAAGAGTAAATTTTGTTTATGGAACGCACCTGTCTACTTTAGATACCGGAGTTGCAAATAAGTTTGATATTCCAATTAAGGCAGGACAAAGATTGGGAACGATGGGAGTTGCTAATAATGTTCCTCATTTACACATAGGATTTATTAAAGATAGATCTCAAACGGGATTTTTAAATTTTAAGGAAGTTAGAAAACTTTTATCTGGACAATCATCAGATAAACAAAAAAAAGGTGCGGCTGGATTAATGAAAGGTGTGAAAAAAGATGAAAGAAATAAACAAATATCTATGATAAACCAACCAATGGATGATGAAGGAACAACAACCATA